AATGGCTAGACTCCAAAAAGGACAAAAGGAAACGAAAAACAATGTAATTTTAAGAAAAAGCTAGATTAAGAGTGATATTGTCCAAAATTCGGGGGTTAATCCGATTTTATGATTAGTACGTGCTATCTTGTTTGTTCTTCAAATGGCCAGATTGCCAAAGAATATTAATTTATTTTGTTGAAGACAAGCAAATGTTATGTTCCTTATGACATTTTTCTAATATAAGTTGTAACATTGCCTAAACAGCAACTACCTTGTGGATTGTTTACTTCACAACCACATCGGTTTTCTTTTATATTTTCCCGAATATGCTCTACAGGATTAGGAGTAAGTCTATTTTCCACATATTGTTTAATTTTTCCCTTTGTCCAATCAAAACAATAACAAATTGGGGTAGTTGCTGAAGCATCTTTTTGATGTACAGCTACCTTTATGTCAGATATAATGTACTTTTTATTCTTCGTATCAAAATAGACTACCTCACAATCTTCGTTTGAACAAAAGTAGTGATTTTCTTTAGAGTTTAATGTTTCTAATGCAGATGGTTTAAGTAATGATTTTAGTGTAATCAACTTTACACTTTTAGCTTTATTTTTACACGATGGACAATTACCATTACTTTCAATTTTTATTTCTTTAACGTTACTACAACAATCTTCCATCATTCTTCCACCTTTACAATTTATTATTTCTATAAGTATCTTCTGCTGTCTTTTCTTAATCCATTAAAGTTTCGATAATAGGACATTCATAAATATTTTTATTTTCAGGACATCTATCTTTAAGGTCTATCAACATTCGTTCAATTTTTTTAAGATCTTCAATTTTACGCTTAATGTCCTCTAATTTAAGAACAGTAAAATCATATATGTCACGGCATTTTACTTCGTTGTGATCGACAATCCCTAGCAATTTATCAATTTCATTTAAGGTAAATCCCAATTCCTGCATCCGTTTTATGAAATTCAATCGATCAATCGTTTGTAGGGAATACATTCGATATCCTTTTTTGGTACGATTAGGCTCTGGGATTAATCCTAAACGCTCATAATATCGAATGGTCTCTTTGTTTACGCTACACTTTTCAGCCAGTTCTCCAATACGATATTGCATCTATGTCACCTCATATAAATTATAAACCCTGTACCTTAGTACAGGGTCAAGGAAAGTATTTTATATTTTATTATCGTTCTACTTTCTTAAAATACACTGTCATTTTTCAATAAGCCTTACTCGATAATCTTGTCCGTTTGTTGAAGTAAAAAACTACTGAATCAATCTTTAAATCCATTTTAACATACACAAATTCCGCACGATAATCAGAATTCCAAATTAATTTTTGAAAATCCTCAACAATCATTACCTCCTGTGGCTATTAGGTAGAGGGGTTTCCTCTCTGACTAAATTGCAGGAGGTAATTCGTATGGACGAATTAGTAAAAATCAATTATGAAAATCAACGACCAACCGTACTCGGTCGTGATTTACATGAAGCCTTGGAAGTAAAGACCGCTTATAAAGACTGGTTTCCAAGAATGTGTGAGTACGGATTTGAGGAAGGATCAGACTTTAGCTCATTTTTGAGCGAAAGTACTGGAGGCAGACCAAGCATAGACCATCAGTTAACAATTGACATGGCAAAAGAGCTATGCATGATACAGCGTACTCCAAAAGGAAAAGAGTGCCGCGGGTACTTTCTTGAAATAGAAAGAAGATGGAATTCCCCAGAGGCGATCATGGCAAGGGCCTTACAGTTTGCCAATCAGCAACTAACTCAAGTAAAGAATCAAAATAAAGTGCTTGAAGGTACGGTTGCTGTTCAGAATCAGCAAATTGCAGAAATGAAACCGAAAGTGTCTTATTACGATGTGGTTTTAAATTGCAAAGACCTCATTTCCACATCAGCAATCGCCAAAGATTACGGTAAGTCAGCTATTTGGATGAACCGCTATCTTAATAAAAAGGGCATCCAATTTAAACAAGGCGGCATTTGGCTTTTATATCAGAAGTATGCGGAAAAAGGTTACACCAGCACTAAGACTCATAGCTACCTTGGCAGTAACGGGCAACAGCATACAAAGGTCCATACATATTGGACACAAAAAGGCAGACTCTTCATTTACGAACTTATGAAAGCAGACGGTATTTTGCCTCAGATAGAAATGGAGGCTGTGTAATGGGAATCAACAAATTCAATCATGAAGGATACCATGATCCAACTCCCCATGAAGCACTGACCAACATAATGAGAAAGGAAAAGGCAGAGAAAAAATCTGCCTTTAAACCGCTTGTATATATTTGTTCTCCCTATTCCGGTGATGTAGAAGGAAACGTTAAAAAGGCTCGAAGCTTTTGCAGGTTTGCCTTGGAAAGTAACTGTATTCCGATTGCTCCCCACCTTATGTTTCCGCAGTTTATGAATGATAAAAACCCAAAGGAACGGGAGCTTGCCATATTTATGGACATTGTGCTCATGGGCAAATGCTCGGAAGTGTGGGTGCTGGGCAATACCATCTCAAGCGGTATGGCAAGGGAGATTGAAGTAGCCAAGAAACGCAGACAAACGGTCAGATATTTTAGTCCGAGGCATGAGGAGGTCAAAAGTTTATGAAAATTGCAGTTGGCAACAGCCGGATGGACAGGAAATGGAAAAACAAAGATATATCTTGGGAGGATTTTTGCTCCCGTGTAAAGACAACACAACGTACCACAGAAACGGTAGAAGAATATCGGAAACTTAAAAGAGGTCAACAAGATGATATCAAAGACGTGGGTGGCTTTGTTGGAGGGCATTTAAAAGAAGGAAGGCGAAAGAAGGGCAATGTTCTCTGCCGTTCTTTGCTTACCCTTGATATGGATTACGGTAGACCAGATATTTGGGAGCAAATCAGTATGTTTTTCGATTTCAAATGTTGCGTTTACTCCACCCATAAGCACACACCGGAAAATCCGAGACTTAGACTTATCGTTCCTCTTGCTCGTGAGATCAGCGAAGAAGAATATGCAGCAGTTGGACGTATGGTGGCAAAAGAAATCGGTATTGACCTTTTTGATGATACGACATATGAAGCGCATCGCCTAATGTATTGGCCATCCACTTCATCTAACGGTGAATTTGCCTATGAAGAGCAGGATGGAGCATTACTTGACCCGGATATTTATCTTGCAAAATATGAAAACTGGCGAGATACATCAACTTGGCCTGTATCAAGCAGGCAGTCTGAAGTTATTAATCGCAGTCTGAAAGAACAAGCCGATCCGCTTTTAAAAGAAGGTGTGGTAGGAACTTTCTGTCGTGCTTACTCCGTTCATGAAGCAATTGAGAAATTCTTAGGTTCCGTTTATGCACCATCTGCTATGGAAGGGCGCTATGACTATATTCCAGCTGACAGTAGTGCGGGTGTGATTATCTATGATGATAAATTTGCATACAGCCACCATGCCACCGACCCAGCAAGCGGTCTGCTCCTCAATGCTTTTGACCTTGTTCGTATACATAAATTCGGCTCTTTAGATGATAGAGCTTCTACCACCACAGCTCCTGGTAAGATGCCGTCTTTTGTGGCAATGTGCGAGTTTGCAATAAAAGATGAAAGAGTAAAAGCTGAGTTTGCTAAGGAAAGACAGGCACAGGCTGAAGAGGAGTTTAGTGATGAGGATTGGCAGACAGCTTTGGAATTGGATAAGCAAGGCCGAATAAAAGACACTCTAGACAACATCGTCTTGATTATTCGTCATGATAAGGAATTACAGCATATAGCTTTTAATTGCCACCGTGATGGTATTGATGCCAAAGGTGGCCTGCCTTGGGAACAGATCAAGATGGGTTGGAATGATTCGGATAACGCACTTCTTAAGGTGTACTTAAGCAGCAAATACGGTGTCTATTCCCCTACCAAGACCAAAGATGCTGTATTAGCTGTAGCGTCAGAACGAGCCTACCATCCTGTTAAGGAGTACCTAGACTCCCTACCAAAATGGGATGGAATTAGGCGAGTAGATAATCTATTAATTGATTATTTCGGTGCAACAGATAATTCCTATACAAAAGCAGTCATCCGCAAAACGATGGTTGCAGCGGTAGCCCGTATTTATAGACCAGGCACAAAGTTTGATAGTGTTCTTATCTTAAACGGTCCTCAAGGCATCGGTAAGTCAACCTTCTTTGCTAAGCTTGCCGGAGATTGGTTTTCAGACAGTTTGACCATTACGGACATGAAAGATAAATCAGGTGCTGAAAAACTTCAAGGATATTGGTTGTTGGAACTCGGTGAGCTTGCTGGAATGCGTAAGACGGATGTGGAGATTGTGAAGTCCTTTATTTCGAGGGCGGATGATAAGTACCGGGCAAGTTATGGGGTCAACGTCGAAAGCCATCCCCGTCAATGCGTAATTGTAGGTTCTACCAATGCAGAAAGCGGATTTCTTCGGGATATTACAGGCAACCGCAGATTCTGGCCAGTCCGCATTAGCGGTAACAGTAAAAAGAAAGCTTGGCAGATGACCAAAGAGGAAGTACAGCAGATTTGGGCAGAGGCTCTAGTTCTTTATGAGAAGGGCGAAAAACTCTACCTTGAAGGTGATGATGTATCCATGGCAACTAGTGAACAGGCAGATGCCATGGAAACAGATGAACGAGAAGGACTAGTTCGTACTTACTTGGATACGCTCTTGCCGGATGATTGGGACACGATGTCTTTGTACGAGCGTAGAAATTTCCTTGGCGGTAGCGAATTTGGCGGCGGCACCCGGGTTGGAACAGTACAAAGAACCCTTGTCTGCAATATGGAGATTTGGTGTGAGTGTTTCGGTAAAGAGGCATCCATGCTAAAGCCTTCAGATTCCTATGCCATCGGTGCCATTATGAGAAAGATCAGTGAGTGGAACAAGTACACTGGGAACAAGAATGGTGTTGTGACGTTTCCTGTCTACGGAAAGCAACGAGCTTATTCCCGAGTCGAGGAACAACGCTAAGTTGTACCTTACATTGTTCCCATCCTGGTTCTTTCCCTAAAGTTAGTAATGATAAGGAAAATCAACGGTTCGGAACAAGTGGAACAAGAAGTAACCTATTTATTTATAAATAATAAAAAGAAGTAATAGTAGCCTGTGCATACACGCATACACGCGCGTATAGGAAAATTGGGTCAAAGTTGTTTTCTTGTTCCGAGCCTTTTTACATGGGAGGTATTTATGCTTGAAAAATATATCGAAAAGAAACTGGTGGCTGAGGTAAAAAAGATGGGAGGCATTGCGGCGAAGTTTGTTAGTCCGGGTTTAGATGGGATGCCAGACCGCCTAGTGCTTTTACCGCATGGAAAGATGGCTTTTGTGGAATTAAAGGCTCCCAGAAAGAAACCTCGTCCGTTACAGATTAGAAGAATAAGGCAATTACAGAAGTTAGGCTTTACTTGCTATGTCATTGATGATGTTCAGCAGATTGGAGGGATACTGAGTGAAATACAATCCTCATAAATATCAGACCTATGCAACGAACTTCATTCTAGATCATCCCATTGCTGCGGTGTTTCTAGAAATGGGTCTTGGCAAAAGTGTCATTACTCTAACGGCTATATTTGATTTATGTCTTGATCGTTTTGAAATTGGAAAGGTTCTGGTCATTGCTCCACTTCGGGTAGCAAGGGATACTTGGCCAGCTGAGATAAATAAGTGGGAGCATTTAAAAGGGCTGGAGTTTTCGGTAGCGATTGGAACAGAGCAGGAGCGATTGGCGGCTCTTAGAAAACCTGCAAGTGTCTACCTTATAAATAGAGAAAATGTGGACTGGTTGGTAAACAAAAGTGGCATCCCTTTTGACTATGACATGGTGGTAATCGATGAGCTATCATCCTTTAAATCCTATGGTGCAAAAAGATTTAAAAGTTTACTAAAAGTAAGGCCGAGGGCAAAACGGATCGTGGGTCTTACGGGTACACCCTCCAGTAATGGGTTAATGGATTTGTGGGCAGAGTTTCGTATTCTCGACATGGGTAAAAGACTCGGCAGATACATAACTCACTACCGCAATTCCTTTTTTACACCGGATAAACGTAATCAGCAAATCGTATTTTCATATAAACCATTGCCAGGTGCTGAAGATGCCATTTATCAGCTCATTTCGGATATTACCATTTCCATGAAATCAGTGGATTTTCTGAAAATGCCAGAGTGCGTGATCAATGAAGTACCAGTATATCTAAATGACAAAGAACAATCCGTATATGATCGCTTTCGTGAAGAGATGGTTCTTGAACTTGCTAATGAGGAGATAGATGCTATGAATGCAGCCGTCCTTTCAGGCAAACTCCTACAAATGGCAAACGGTGCGATCTATGATGATGATAAAAATCCCCATATTATCCACGACCGCAAGCTAGATGTTCTTGAGGATTTAATTGAAGGTGCTAACGGAAAACCTGTGCTTATTGCCTATTGGTATAATCACGATTTAGAGCGTATTAAGGCAAAATTCAATGTCAGAGAAATTAAGACTTCCAAGGATATCAAGGATTGGAATAACGGAGATATTTCTGTAGCGGTTATCCATCCTGCATCTGCGGGACACGGCCTTAACTTACAAAGTGGTGGTTCAACGCTTATCTGGTTTGGACTTACTTGGAGTCTTGAACTCTATCAGCAAACCAATGCGAGACTTTGGAGACAAGGGCAAAATGAGACAGTGGTTATTCATCACATTATTACTCAAGGTACGATTGATGAAGATGTGATGAGAGCCTTGAAACGAAAGGAAAAGACACAATCTGATCTTATCAATGCGGTCAAAGCAAATCTTGGGAAAGCGAGGGATGCTGTATGATGGATGCATTTGAAAAACTGGCGAATGCCATTATTCTACAGGCGGTCAAGGATTATCGTTTTGCACTGAAAAGACTAGCAAAACACCCTCGCAATGATTCTGCTTTATATACAAAACGTGAGGTTGAGTGCTTCTTTCATTCTGAATTGTTCAATGTCCTCACCTCTCTAAACCCTGACATGTTAATTCAACAACTACAAGAGGAGGTGGTGCGATGATGACAGCTAAGGAATTCCTAAAACAGGCTTATCGCTTGAATGAATTGATTAATTCCGACCTTGAAGAGTTACAAAATTTAAGGGAACTATCAAGAAGTATCTCATCCCCAGTTTTGGAGGAAAAAGTCAGTAGAACCAAGAGTACTGACCCACCCTTTGAAAAATATGTAATTAGAATAGTAGATTTGGAGCAACAGATACAACAAGAGGTTGAACGGTTAGTAAAGCTGAAATCAGATATCCGTGAAGCGATTAACCAGATGGAAAACGTGGATGAGAAGTTGCTTCTTCGCTACCGATACATTAACTTTCTTAACTGGGAGGAAATCTGTGTAAACCTTAATGTTTCCATGAGAACCGTGCATAGACTCCATTCATCTGCATTGCAACATTTAAAGGTACCTAAATAAAAATTGGCACACTGTGGCACAGTTTGGCATACGTTGACACTGTTTGTCCGTAGTGAAAGTTATATAATGGTAGTATGGAATATTAGAAAAAACAGAAGCCTTCACGGGAGCATCTCTCCTGCGAGGGCTTTTTCTATGGGCAAAAGGAGGTGCAGTATGCCAAAAAAACCTAAGCGACCGTGCTCTTACCCTGGTTGCCCAGAGCTAACCGACAAGCGCTTTTGTGAAGAGCATAGCAAGAAGGAAGCCGCACGGTATGAAAAGTATGACCGTGACCCAGCAACCCGTAAGCGTTATGGTCGTGCTTGGAAAAGGATACGTGACCGCTACATCGCAGCTCATCCTCTTTGTGAGGAATGCGAACGACAAGGGAAGCTGACCCCAGCAAATGAAGTCCATCACATTCTTCCTCTTTCAAGAGGTGGAACCCACGATAGAAGTAATCTGATGGCTCTTTGTACTCCTTGCCACTCTGCAATCACTGCAAGAGATGGAGACCGTTGGGGAACCCGGTAGGGGGAGTCAAATCTCTACAGCTTTTTCTTTGTGTAACGGGCGTGGGGCAACGCGTGAAAAAACGCGGTTTCAAACGGGGTAATAGGCCCATCGACGAAAAGAGGTGAGTGAATGGCCAAGGATGGAACAAATCGTGGCGGCGCCCGTATAGGCTCCGGTCAAAAGAAGAAACCACTTGCTGACAAAATTGCAGAAGGGAACCCTGGTAAAAGAAAACTTGAAGTCGTTGAGTTCCAAAATACCGCTGACCTGAAGGGGCAAGAAATGCCAAAGCCAATGGCCATGCTCTCCGCAGTGCAAAAGGATGGAAAAACCCTAGTAGCGAGTGAAATCTATGAAATTACATGGAAATGGCTTGAGGAGCGAGGCTGTGCCCATTTGGTACTTCCACAGCTTCTAGAGCGATATGCCATGAGTGCGGCCAGATGGATACAGTGTGAGGAAGCAGTAACCGAGTTTGGCTTTCTAGCCAAGCACCCAACCACCGGCAATGCTATTCAAAGTCCTTATGTAGCGATGAGTCAGAACTTTATGAGTCAGACAAACAGGATGTGGATGGAGATATATCAAATCGTTCGAGAGAATTGTGCTACAGAGTATTCTGGTTTAAATCCGCAGGACGACGTGATGGAGCGACTGCTATCTGCCCGCAGAGGAAAATAAAGATAAGGAGATATGATGTAATGAGTAAAAGATACTTAACAGCAGAAAGTGTATGCGCCGGGCATCCTGACAAACTATGCGACATCATAGCAGATAGCATTTTGGAAGCTTGCCTACGTAAAGATAGGGCATCAAGGGTGGCTTGCGAGGTTATGGCGACTAAAGGAAAAATTATCGTGGCGGGCGAGATCTCCTGCAGCGAGAAAATCGACATCCGATACATTGTTAGAAATGTCCTAAAAGAGATTGGATACAACCCTCTAAAATTTTTGATTTATGTATATGTACATAATCAAAGTGTAGATATTGCGGCTGGTGTGAATACCGCACTGGAAGTACGAAATGGAATAAACGAACAGTACGGTTCTATAGGAGCTGGAGACCAGGGAACTATGTATGGCTATGCTACAAAGGAAACAAGGGAAATGCTTCCCCTCCCTCTTGTGCTATCCCACAGAATAGTAAAAAGACTGGATGATTGTCGCAAAGGAAAGCTGATAAAAGGAATTCTTCCCGATGGTAAAGCACAGGTAACGGTAGAATATGAAGCTGACACTCCAGTGAGAATAAAGACAATCGTGATATCGGTACAGCATGAGAAGAATAAAACACAGGAAGAACTTAAGGCAGATATCCTTAACAATGTCTTATGGCAGTGCTTTGAAGACTTCCCTTTTGATGATGAAACAGAAATTCTCATCAATCCATCCGGTCAGTTCGTATTTGGTGGACCCGCTGCCGATACGGGTTTGACTGGAAGAAAAATCATGGTCGATACCTATGGAGGGCTTGCATCTCATGGAGGTGGTGCTCTTTGCGGTAAAGACCCAACGAAAGTTGACCGAAGCGGTGCTTACATGGCTCGGTATATTGCCAAGCATATCGTTTGGTGTGGTTATGCAAAGAAATGTGAAGTGAGTATTTCCTATGCCATTGGTAAGGCAAACCCAGTAGCCTTTACTGTAAATACCCTTAGTACTGGAACTGTTTCAGATGAAATATTAACTCTTGCGGCCCAGGAGACTTTCAACTTAAGACCCGCGGCCATTATTGAAAAGTTACGTCTTAGAAATGTGATTTACTCTGACACCGCGGCTTATGGTCACTTTAACAGTTGTCTGTTCCCGTGGGAGGATGTAAATAAATATGGTGAATTTAGAAAGGCGGTGGAAAGGTATGTTGATAGAGAAGATTAAAACGAAACAACTCATCCCAGCTGAGTATAACCCAAGGAAGGATTTAAAACCGGGCGATCCAGAGTATGAGAAACTTAAACGTTCCCTTGAGGAGTTTGGGTATGTAGAACCCGTTATATGGAATAAGACCACAGGCAGAGTCATCGGAGGTCACCAGCGTTTGAAAGTCCTGCTGAGTATGGGCATGGATGAAGTAGAATGCGTAGTTGTTGAAATGGATGAGCAAAAGGAAAAGGCTCTGAATATCGCACTAAATAAAATCAGTGGTGATTGGGATAAGGATAAACTGGCACTTCTCATCACAGACCTAGGTGTTTCTGATTTTGATGTATCTCTAACAGGATTTGACCCAGGAGAGTTAGAGGATCTTTTCAAGGATTCCCTTAAGGATAATATAAAAGAAGATGCTTTCGATGTAGAGAGCGAGCTGAAAAAGCCCGCTGTTTCGCATTTAGGGGATATTTGGATACTTGGACAGCATCGATTAGTCTGCGGGGACAGTACAAAGAAAGACACCTTTAATGTCTTAATGGATGGGAAAGCTGCCAATCTGGTAGTCACGGACCCTCCATATAACGTTAACTATGAAGGCACTGCTGGAAAAATCAAAAATGACAATATGGCGAATGAAGCGTTCTATGATTTTCTGCTTGCGGCATTTCAAAACACCGAAGCAGCGATGGCAAAGGACGCTTCTATTTATGTATTCCATGCTGATACGGAAGGACTTAATTTCAGAAGAGCATTCTCCGATGCAGGATTTTACCTTTCCGGTACTTGTATATGGAAAAAGCAGTCCCTTGTTCTTGGACGCTCTCCATACCAGTGGCAGCATGAACCGGTTCTTTTCGGTTGGAAAAAGAAAGGCAAGCATCTCTGGTATTCAGACCGCAAGCAGACCACCATCTGGGAGTTTGAGAAACCAAAGAAAAATAGCGACCACCCAACCATGAAACCAGTGGCACTTGTGGCATATCCCATTATGAACTCAAGCCTTAGTAACTGTATTGTGCTCGATCCTTTCGGCGGTTCAGGAAGTACACTGATTGCCTGTGAGCAGACAAATAGAATCTGCTACACCATTGAACTGGATGAAAAGTACTGTGATGTCATTGTAAAAAGGTATATTGAGCAAGTGGGAAATTCTGATGGTGTATTTCTATTAAGAGATGGTTCGAAATTCAGATATTGTGACCTGCCAGAGGTGAATGAGGATGAGTAAATTGACACTTGGTTCCCTCTTTGATGGTAGTGGTGGTTTTCCTCTGGGTGGTTTGCTTTGCGGCATCGAACCTTTATGGGCATCTGAAATTGAGCCGTTTCCTATACGGGTTACGACTAAACGTATCCCTCAGATGAAGCATTATGGGGATATAAACAAATTAAATGGCGCGGAGCTTCCGCCTGTAGATATCATAACCTTTGGCTCTCCCTGCACAGATATGAGTGTGGCGGGTAAAAGAGCCGGTCTGGACGGAGAGCAATCCGTCCTTTTTTATGAAGCAATCCGAATTATTAAAGAAATGAGGTGTAAGACCAATGGACAATATCCAAGGTACGCAGTCTGGGAAAATGTCCCCGGCGCATTCTCGTCAAATAAAGGAGAGGACTTCAGGGCAGTCCTCGAAACGGTCATCGGTGTCAAAGAACCGAACACCTCGGTGCCTTTACCTGAAAAAGGGCGATGGCCATACGCAGACATCTATATGGGAGACGGATGGAGTGTGGCTTACCGAACTATCGATGCGCAATATTTCGGAGTCCCCCAACGTCGTCGTAGAATCTACCTTGTCGCAGATTTTGCAGACAGATGTGCCGGAGAAATACTGTTTGAGTCCGAAGGCATGCCAAGGGATTTTACGCCGAGCGGCAGCCCGTGGCAAAGAACTGCCGGAAATGCTAAAAACAGCACTGGAAAAACAGGCGATAGCATAACTTGCCTAAATGACCAAGGCGGAAGAGTGATGTCTGTTTCGAAGGGTATTACAGCAACACTTCGAGCAGAGGAACATGGACATCAGCCTTGCGTAATGCAGTCAAGCGGATTTTGTACTGAACACAGTGCCAAGAGCAGAAGTGTAGGATATGAGGAAGAACGCTCCCCTACCCTTAGAGCAGGTGTTGTCCCAGGTACAGTCATGTCCTTTGAACCGGGCGCTGCTTCTCGAGTTGGTGGCCATACTGATGAAAACTTAAGTGGATCACTTCGTGCAAACATGGGAGATAATCAAACAGCTGTTGTAATAGAAAACCATCCAACTGATAGCCGTGTGAAACTCTCGGGGGATAATAAAGTACAGACGCTGACTTCTCGGATGGGAACTGGTGGTGGGAATGTACCCCTTATTATGAACACTCCTAAAACGTTAAAAATCCGCTCCGGCTGTGAAGGCGGTGGTAAGGGTGCATTGATACAAGATGATAAGTCTGCAACTCTTGGATGCAATAATGATCAAACCGTTTTTGTGCCTACCGCATATGGCATCTGCTCTGATAAAAGCAACTCCATGCAGTCAAGCAATCCACATAGCGGTATATATAAAGCGGATACTTCTCGAACTATTGATGCCAATGGAGGAAATCCGGGATGTAATCAAGGTGGTATTGCAGTAGTTGCTCTGCAAGGCTCGATGATTGGAAGAGAGGATAAAAACGGTCCCCAAGGAAGCGGTATAGATGAAGATGTTTCATTTACGTTGAATACCGCTGATCGCCATGCTGTTGCCTATGCCATGACTACCGGAGCCTATGCACAGGTTGAAGAAGATAAAGCACCTACTCTATTGTCGAGAGATTATAAGGATGCTCCTGTTGTGACTCAGCCTTCTTACGGTATTGATCGGGCGGCTTTTAATCAAGGACAGAACGCTCTTTATAAACCGACTATAGATGAAGAACAGCAACCTACGCTCACAGCAAAAGGTCCTGGAGCAGTGGCACAACCAGCATCATTTTATCCTCAGATGAAAGCTGAAAGTCAATGCTACAGACAGGACGGTACATCAAATACGATTATCAATGGCACCAATCCAGGCTATCAAAATGGATTGGTTGAACCGGACTATATTGTTCGAAGGCTTACACCAACGGAATGTGCAAGATTGCAAGGCTTCCCCGATGATTGGTGTGATGACCTTGGTACGGAAAATCCTACAGAAGATGAAATTTCATTCTGGACGGAGGTTTGGGAAACCCACCGCAAAATTATAGGTAAAAGTAAAAAGCCAAAAACAAGAAATCAGATTATAAAATGGCTTAACAATCCTCATTCTGATTCAGCTGAATACAAAATGTGGGGTAATGGTGTAGCACTTCCATGCGTTTGTTTTGTGCTGACTGGCATTGTGTTATCTACACAAAATATCGCCGATTAATGGAACCGTATTTTCTACAGATAGATGCTCTAAATGACTTGATATTAACAGCTTTTAGAGTGATATATGTACGTACCGAAAGTAGAAAGGCGGTATGAAAATGCAGATTAACTATAATGTTACAGGACCAAAAAGAAAAGCACTGGTTAACGCAATCAGCCAAGAACTAAATGCCCCTGTAAAATATCTCGGAGCACCTACATTTGCATATGAGGTGGCAGACTACAATGTTAACAAAAACGGAGTTCTAAGTGGACCAGATAATAAGGAACTGGTTGATGATCTATTGGGTCTTCACGACTTTAAAGCAATTTCAGAAGAATTTGACACACCTCCTCCGAAAGCAGAAGCGAATGAAACGGAAGAATCTATCAATCTGATAATTCAAATGCCACGGGCAGATTTTACCGACACTGCACTCGAGAACCTAAAAGGATTGGTAGAGAGCAAAGCGGCTCTTATAAAGAAAGCACTTGATACGGATTCTATCCCCATCATTGTAAATGATGAATTTGTCGTCTTCCCTTGGTTTCAAGGTGAGTGCTCCGCAGAGGAGGTTAAGGCATACACCCATTTTGTCACGGCACTTTGCGAAATGGCGAAAAAACAGACCCGTGTCAATTCCACCGAGAAATCAGTAGAGAATGAAAAGTACGCTTTCCGTTGCTTCCTTCTAAGGCTTGGTTTTATCGGACCAGAATATAAGATGGAACGAAAGATTCTCCTCTCGAGGCTTTCAGGTAGCTCCGCTTTCAAAAGCGGAACTGCCAAGCAGGAGGTGAGTAAACAATGAATATTATCCACCCGGAAATGCTAAAGCAACTTAGAAGCTATTACACTCCTGGAACACGTGTCATGCTACTTAAAATGAATGACCCTTATACCAAACTTCAGCCTGGATCTAAAGGTACGGTTACTAGTGTTGATGACATAGGAACGATTCATGTCAGTTGGGATTCGGGTGGTTCCCTTGGAGTAGCCTTTGGTGAGGATTTATGCAAGAGAATCGAAGAGTAAACATGAATCGGAGGAGGTAGTTAATGAATGAGATAATTAAGGAACAAATCCTTTCCATCAGAGAAAGTGGAGTCACAAATATGTTTGATGTGAACCGAGTCCAGTATGAAGCAAATGAACGAGGGTTTTATGAATTGGTAGTCTATTTAATAGACCAAAAAGCGGAGTATGCACATTTCATACTGACAGGGGAAGCGGATGAAAAGAAGTAAATAAAATTTAACTAGGATATGGAGAAGGGCTTCATCTATAGGATTGAGGCTCTTTTCTTTTGTCCTTTTTCATAAAAGGGGCGGTGTTTATGCGGAAACTGAAGAAATATAAGCCGACCGCCTTTATAGCTGATGGGTCATATTACGATAAGGATGCGGCTGATTACGCTGTGGCTTTTATCGAAGCACTCTCCCATACGAAAGGTTTATGGGCAGGTAAGCCTTTTGAACTTATCGATTGGCAGGAGCAAATAATCCGTGATTTATTCGGAATTTTAAAGCCAGATGGATATCGGCAGTTTAACACTGCTTATGTAGAGATACCTAAAAAGATGGGAAAAAGCGAGCTTGCCGCAGCAATCGCACTTCTCCTTACATGCGGAGATGGTGAAGAACGGGCGGAGGTGTATGGTTGTGCCGCCGACCGCCAGCAGGCATCAATTGTATTTGAAGTAGCAGCCGATATGGTGCGGATGTGTCCAGCACTGAATAAACGAGTAAAGTTGCTTGCTTCAACTAAGCGATTGGTGTACCTGCCGACCAACAGCTTCTATCAGGTATTGTCGGCTGAAGCCTACTCCAAACACGGCTTCAATATACATGGTGTTGTTTTTGATGAACTTCATACTCAGCCAAACAGGAAATTATTTGACGTTATGACGAAAGGATCTGGGGATGCAAGGACCCAACCGCTATATTTTCTTATCACCACAGCAGGGACGGATACCCAGAGTATTTGCTACGAAACACACCAAAAAGCAGTTGATATTATTGAGGGTAGAAAATACGATCCTACCTTTTACCCCGTAATCTATGGTGCCAAAGAAGAGGATGATTGGACAGATCCAAAAGTGTGGAAGAAAGCAAATCCAAGCTTGGGAATTACGGTGGGGATTGACAAGGTAAGGGCTGCTTGTGAAAGTGCAAAGCAAAACCCTGCTGAAGAGAACAGCTTTCGTCAATTGCGTTTGAATCAGTGGGTTAAACAATCTGTCCGTTGGATGCCAATGGCGAAGTGGGATGCCTGTGCATTTCCAGTTTTACCAGAAAGTCTCGAAGGACGGGTGTGTTATGGGGGTCTTGACTTATCTTCTACAACAGATATTACTGCCTTTGTGTTGGTATTCCCACCAGAGGATGAAACAGATAAATACATTGTTCTTCCGTATTTTTGGATGCCAGAGGACAACATTGATCTCCGTGTCCGAAGAGACCATGTACAATACGATCTTTGGGAGAAGCAAGGGTATATTCTAACCACAGAAGGCAATGTAGTGCATTACGGCTACATTGAGCGGTTTATTGAGGAGCTTGGAGAAAAGTATAACATTCGAGAAATTGCTTTTGACCGTTGGGGAGCTGTGCAGATGGTGCAGAACCTTGAAGGATTAGGCTTTACTGTTGTTCCATTCGGTCAAGGTTTTAAAGATATGTCACCACCAACCAAAGAGCTGATGAAATTGACATTAGAAGAAAGAATAGCACACGGTGGGCATCCAGTGCTTCGTTGGATGATGGACAACATCTTTATAAAAACTGATCCGGCAGGCAACTTAAAGCCGGACAAGGAAAAAAGCACAGAAAAAATAGATGGTGCGGTAGCGACTATCATGGCACTTGATCGTGCTATTCGCTGTGGCTCAGGTAATAGTGGGGATTCGGTTTATGACGAGAGAGGCTTGATTGTCTTTTAACCTTAATAGTTAGCACAATATTGCTAGTTTTTTATTCGGAGGTGATGCCTATGAATCTAATAAAAGGACTGTTTCGGTCAAGGGACAAACCACAAAACCGTGTGGGCAGTGCATTTTCCTTCCTGTTTGGCGGTACTTCATCTGGTAAAACAGTGAATGAGCGTACTGCAATGCAGGCAACAGCAGTGTATGCCTGCGTAAGGATATTAGCTGAAGCGATTGCCGGACTGCCACTTCATGTATATAGATATCGTTCTGATGGAGGTAAAGAAAGGATTCCTTTCCACCCGCTGTATTACCTTCTTCATGATGAACCAAATCCAGAGATGACTTCATTCGTGTTTCGAGAAACACTGATGAGTCATCTTTTACTTTGGGGAAATGCCTATGCACAGGTGGTCAGAAACGGTCGTGGGCAGGCAGTTGCACTTTATCCCCTACTTCCTAACAAGATGGAAGTTAGTCGAGCAACAAACGGAGAGCTGGTCTATACCTACTATCGTGATACTGATGAAAGTGGCCTAAACCCAAAAGGTGGCTATGTCACACTCCGTAAAGATGAAGTTCTACACATACCTGGCTTAGGTTTTGATGGACTCATTGGCTATAGCCCTATTGCTATGGCAAAAAATGCAATCGGTATGTCACTTGCTACTGAAGAGTACGGTGCGGCATTCTTTGCTAATGGAGCCAATCCCGGCGGTGTGCTGGAGCACCCGGGAGTAATTAAAGACATACAGAGAGTGAAGGATAGCTGGAATAGTGCTTACCAAGGCACAGCTAAGGCACATAAAATCGCTGTATTGGAAGAGGGCATGAAGTTTCAAGCCATCGGTATATCTCCAGAACAGGCTCAGTTTTTAGAAACACGGAAATTTCAAATCAATGAGATTGCAAGGATTTTCCGTGTGCCTCCCCATATGGTGGGAGATCTTGAGAAATCTAGCTTCTCTAATATCGAGCAGCAGTCTTTGGAGTTTGTAAAATACACTCTCGATCCGTGGGTGGTGAGATGGGAGCAAAGTCTCCAGCAATCGCTTATTTTGCCTTCTGAGAAAACATCAGTATTCATCAAGTTCAATTTAGATGGTCTGCTGCGCGGCGATTATCAAAGCCGAATGAATGGCTATGCTATTGGGCGGCAAAATGGCTGGATGTCAGCTAATGATATCCGTGAATTGGAGGACATGAACCGTATCCCAGCTGAGGAAGGTGGCGATTTATATCTGGTTAACGGAAATATGACGAAATTGGCTGATGCAGGAGCGTTTGCCAAAACCGAAGGAGGTCAGTAAATGAAGAAGTTCTGGAATTGGGTGCGAGATTCTGATGAAGGGCGCACTCTCTATTTAAATGGAGTGATATCCGAAGAAACGTGGTGGGGTGATGAGGTCACACCTAAGATGTTCAAAGATGAACTGCTGGCTGGCACCGGTGATATTACAGTGTGGATTAACTCTCCTGGCGGGGATGTGTTTGCAGCAGCTCAGATTTACAACATGCTTATGGACTATACAGGAAAGGTCACTGTAAAAATTGACGGGCTTGCGGCAAGTGCAGCTTCCGTTATTGCAATGGCGGGTGGAGATGTATATATGTCGCCGGTATCCATGATCATGATTCATAACCCTTCGACCATTGCCATCGGTGACAGCGAGGAAATGTTGCGAGCAAAGGCTCTATTAGATGAAGTTAAGGAAAGTATTATTAATGCCTATGAGTTAAAGACTGGTCTTTCTCGAACAAAGCTTTCTCATCTGATGGATGCAGAGTCATGGATGAATGCAAATAAAGCCATCGAACTGGGTTTTGCAGATAAGATCATGTTTATGGAAAATGAAACACCGGATTTGGCAGATAGCCTTATCTTTAGCAGGATGGCGGTTACTAACTCACTTATTAGCAAACTACCCAAAAAACAAAAACAAAAGACAGGTACACCTATAGAGTCGCTGGATAAGCGGCTTTCTTTAATTTCTCACTAATTTAAAGTCCTGCGGTAATATGTCAAGCCCAAAAATCTAAGGAATTGGAAATTTTAAACCCACCAGCATCTAAAAAAGGCAATACTAAAGAAACCCAGTAAAATTT